GATTAGATAAATAGTCGGTGTAATACGACGGCGCTAGCGTCGACGTCGTTTGTGATGATTGGGTCAGATTTGCCATGTTTAACCTTTCGCCATCTTGAGATATTCAAGAGGAGACTTTGCCTTTGGGGGTATTTTAGATGTAGGTGCAGATCTTTTGTGCTCTCTGAGCTCTTCGCGCATAGCATCCAGCATCTTTGCGCCGTGCTTGTTATCACCGCCACCTAGGGCAGTTACAAAAGACTCAGGCAGTACAACTTCGCCGTCTGCGATCTTTGCAGGCACTGGCTCACCGTCTTTGTGATCATGGTGGGGAACCTGGTGCAAGAACTTCATCAATGCTTCGTTCCCAGCCTTGCTGGAACCGTCACCAAAAGCCGCTACAGCGTCCGCATCCATCACATAGTCACCGTCATGGAGCATCGCAGGAATATCGTCTGATTGGCCTGTTCCGCGGCCGCCTGCATAGTATCCAGTCACGCCTGTGATGAACTCAGGGTTATGGCCTTTTGGCGCCGCTTCTTTGTACTTAGCCAGGCCACCATGGGCACGGCTAGTCAAATATCGGTTCATTGGGTTAGTAATTGTTGTCAATGGATTTAACGCATTCAATGGACCCTGGTGCAAATGCCCCAAAGGATTTAACTTAGGCGCCATGGGATTGGCACGTGGTTGCAAAAACTTAGGCTGAAATATCTGTGAAAACTTAGGCGTGCCACTTGCTTCCAAAGCTTTCCAGTCAATCTTTTTGACGTCTGGGTTATCCCATATGCTTTCGGAGCCACCAGTTGTATCGGTTGTAACGCTACTTTGACCGTCAGCGCCAGAGTAATGCTTGGGCTGGATATGCCTTAGCAAGACTTCTAGCAATTCAGGAATGATTTTGCTGTGATCAATTGAACCGCCATGTGCAACGTTATATGTTGGCTGGGCAGACAACATGCTCATTTGCTGTGGATTGACTAATCTGCCGTTGTAAACAAGCTCTTCTGTTGGATCAAGCGTTGTATCTAGTTGCGTGTAATCGTCCAAGCTAGACAACTTAGGCACTTTGTAATTTTGGCTAGTAACTGCATTACCAACTGCATGATGCGCTAATCCACCATCTTTCATCAACAAACGCGCGCCAGGTGCATTTGATTGCGCCATAGTTGAATTGGTTGGTGCAATGTTTGATGTTGATAGCGAAGGCAAAGCAAGATTAGGCAATCCAAGTTGAGCCAAACCAAGTGTTGGCAAATTTGCTGTGTTTTGCAAGTTGTATTGGTTTTGTGGATTTGTTTGCATGGTTGGTCGTCCCAAAAATTGACTTTGCGTAGGCGTTTGTGTTGGATTAAGCAAAGAACTTACATTGAAATTAGGCAGTGCCGACAATCCTGTTTGATCTTTTAAGTTTGAATTAAATTCTGAGTTAGCAACACCTAAAGCGCCTCCTGTTAGCGACTTTGAAAGATCTTGTCCAGACATCAATGAATTGATCGTGCCAGTAGTGAATTGACCTAAGTCTTTGCTACCGCTGACATCAGCTATGTCTGAGCTCAAACCACTTAGTGCTTGCGATTTCAAGCTACTTAAAATCACCTGCGTAGGATCGGCGCCTTTAGACAATTGATATGCCGTGCTGATACCTTGACGCACTCCTGGTGGAATAATTTCATTTATTGAATTATTTACACCTTGCAAGGTATCTTTGATTTGCTGAAATGGACTCGAAGCTGTTGCGGCTCCATCAATCGTTGCCGCGGCTTTTGCTGTTGCGGCTTCTGCAGATAAGGTTGTTCCTACTTCACCAGCTACGCTCGTACCTTCGCCCAAGGCACCAACTGCGCCAAGATCAAGGCCACCTTCTGCGGCGGCACCAGCAAGTAAACCGGCGCCTGCAATTTCAGCAACGCCAGCTCCAATTGCGAATAATGCTATGGCACCCATTTATGCGGCTCCATGTACTTCTGCCATCCAGTTGAACTGAGGCTTGTCTGAGGGCAACACGTTGACACCAATGCGCTTGAGCATCTCAAGAATTCCACTGTTGTCCGCTTTACCGTACACACGGCGAAGCTCAGACTGTTTGATGGTGTTAATAAAACTCATCAGCGACTTAGCTAATGTCAAAGGTGAATCTGCAGTAAACAGATGTAACTCAACGTCCAGGCGGTCAATAAACGTCAACAACAACACGCTATTGTTTTCTTGAATAACGGTTGCCAAACCACCCTTGATTAGTTTGGACGCGGTCGTCAAAATAGCAGAAGGATCAACCCCCTGTCTTTTTGCGTCTGCCGCCATAATTTCTGATGGTGTCATTGTGGGTCCAAACTCATAATTCCAACCAGTTGTGCCGCCCACTCTTGCCATGTATCAAACATGCGGTGGTCAGGGATAGCTGATTGAACAAAATATCCGATGCCGTTCATGCCGTCGACCCACTCGCGCCAGCGTTCCTCTGGGACGTTTCCCAACTGATTTGGCGCAAACTGTTCTTCCATAAGACGACAGTAGTAGTCCCATGTCAGATTGCGTGGATCGTATGTTGTTGCCATTATGCGGGGTTCGCTGTACTGCGTACATCGCCTGTATCAAGACTCAACAACGTCTTACCCATGAAATAGTTGCCGCCAACCGTGTTTGATATGAACCGCAAACGCAATTCACGGCGCTGTTCACGCATGTCTATCTTCAAGGTGGTTGGATCAAAGTTGTATGGATCAGATGTGATATCTACATCGTCTGCATAGCCCTTACCGGTCACAACGACAGACATGGTGCCGGTCTGCACAAAGTCCGGTTCAACTCGTTCACAGCGTGTCCAAACGTTGTCGCCTGGCTGTTGGGTTGTACCGACCAGGCCTGCATACGTACCCAAAGACGGTGTCTCAAAGTACGAGTTAATTGCATCGACTTGGTTGGTATAGATTTGATCTGTACCGATTTCGTGTTGCCATAAAGTGTACGTACCCGAACTGTTGGCAGTTGTGCCGCCCATAATCGGGTAATGGAACACCTCGGTGTAGGTGCCTGCTGAACGCTGAGCCAAGGGTGACTGGCCAGCGTCGTACCAAGTCTTCTCACGCACGTTGTAAATAATTGCGTCAGTACATTCTGTCGCATTACCGCGTGGATAGAAGAACCAAATTTCGCCCCAACGTGGAACCTTTGTCACCCACACTTTTTGGCGTTGGTTGTAGTTCAAGTTATCAAAGAACCAGTTTTGATTTTGACTGTTCGGAACTTCCTGGACAACACCGTTGTACATCAGGAAACGGTCAACACCCACCCAATAGAAGATGCCGTCATATTCAATGACGCACTGGCTAGACATGATCGAGCTCTGGCTAGTGATCAGGTCATACTTCCAATAGTAGTTAATGCCGTTGACAGTGCTTGGGGCATAACTGACCCGTACCACGGAATCTAAAGTCCAGAACAGGCCTGCAGGCGATGTTGTACCGCCACGCAGTGGAAGGCCTTTGACGACCTTACCAGTAGACACGTTGTTGGCGTTGGCGTCAGCGCTTGTCCAGTTGTTAAAGTCGCCTGCCGCGCAGTTTTGAATCAACCCGTTGTTGCCATAGACAAACAAATATGGGTGAAGCATCACAACACCGCCAGAGACAGAGATGTTGTTATCAAATGTTAGGGTAGTTGAACCGGAGGCCGTAGCATTAGCGCTAAGAACTGCTGTCCATACACCGCCAGAAGTCGAGGCTGACAGCACCGTTGTGTTAGATGGTATGCCTGTTCCGGTCACTGAAACGCCTGCACCAATAGCGGCAATAGTGGTAGCAAATGTAACGTTCGGTGAACCGGACGTGGTAGTTCCTGTAGCTGTGAATATGCCTACCGCGGCCATAGTCGTACTAGTAAAGTCGCCAAACAATGGTCGAGTGTTGACCGTGCTATCAATTGCGCTTAGATTTTGACCAGGGTGAGCAATCAGCTTGTTGGCATTACCGCCGGTAACGTCATAGCCAATTTCAAACTGCCACAAGTTGTTGGCGTTTGATGTGAAATTGCTAAGTGTGAACGCAGTTGGACCGGATCCAATACCGTACTGGTTGCTAGTTACCCACTGTTCAAGGTTGCCGCTGTAGCCAGACACAACATAGTTCAAGCCATTTAGCGAACTCATGTACATGCCACGGGAGATACCGCTGGCATTCAAGAAAATGCCGTTAACGCCACCCATCTTTTTGGGCAGTCCATTTTGGAAGCGAACCCACTGCCCGTCTACATAGGTAGGCGAGTTGAACTGGGTGCCATCCCGCTGGATGCCGGGCTTGATCTGAAGGGCAACAACCTTTGCGGTCATTAGAATCCCCCGCCGGGAATACCGACCGTTGCTAACAATCCGCTTGACGTCAGAGTCATGCCGTTAGCGCCGCCAACAGCAAACCCAAGTTGGCCACTTGCAACCAGGTATACGCCAGTTGTGGTGTCACCTGAGAAATTAAGCGATGGTGTTGTGTATGCGCCATTTGCAAGAGTCAGAGACGATGCAGTAGTTGTACTTGCAGTTTGTGAGTTAAATACGTTTGTACCATCACAGATAGCAATGATTGTCTGGTTTTGAGGCAACGATAGTGTTGCTCCGCCAGCCGCAGACGTTTTGAATGTCAGGGTATATGAGCCTGTTGTCTTGTTTTGCAGTGAATACAAATTCACAGTTGAAGGCAACACAACAATTGCGTTTGACGTCAGAGTTCCTGTGTAAGACTGAATAGTATTGGCCGCCTGAGCAGATGTCAGCGTGGTTGTTCCACCAGTCAGAGACACCACTAATTGGGTGTACACAAATGTGTTTGATCGACCATATGCAAATGTGCTAAATCCTGTAGATCCGTTTGAACAGATGACAATTGACTCAGTTAATTGCAATTGTTGGGTTGAGTTCCCATCAATCGTGTCTGATGTTGAGCCATTTGGAGAAATGGTCAAAATACCTGTGCCGCTATTTCTGACAATAACAAACCAGTTATTTCCAACAACAGCCGAACTTGGCAAAGTTAGAGTTCCTGCGCCACCAGTCCACACATAAAAAGATGCCCTGTCAGAAGGCAAGAATGAATATGCACTGCTGACCGATACAACTGGGGTGGATTCGTTCAATGTGCTACCAATAGCCATCAAACCATAGCCGGCCAGGGTAGATGCGTTTGCCTGAGATACGCCTGTACCAAAGACAACAACCGCCCAAGTACCGTTAACGGTTGTGTTGTCGGTTATGTAAATGAAATCAGCAACACCTGAAGCAATGTTTGCAATTGTGTTTCCGCTGTTGTCAGCCACGGTGAAAGCAATTGCTCCCACGTTGCGGATCAATACGCTTTGGCCAGTCGACACCTGAGTCGCAGGCGGCATCAGCAATTGCAAAGCCGATGTAGTGATTGTTGTTGAGCTAACTGTTTGTGAAATAGAAACTGCATACGTTCCAGTACTACCAGAACCGCCAATAAAAGCAGTAATAGTTGTACCTGTTGCTATTCCTGTACCAGTAATGACTTGGCCAACCGCCAAAGTACCTGATGTAACAGCAGTAACAGTAAGTGTCGTTCCACTAATGGAGCCAGTAAAAGAACTGGCGCCCTGTGTTGCTGTAACTTCAATAATGCCTGCAACAACGCTTGTAGTGTTGCCGTTAATGGGCCACTGCAATACTGTGCTTGAGCTTAAAGTTAATGCTTCGTAGCCAATCGGTGATTGGTTGACGGTTTGCCCCGTGTAGGGATTGATGTATGTTGTCATGATTAGGAGTCCACAACGATGGCTTGACGATCCCCAACGCGAGAAATATCCTCGGTTTTCAGGGCTGTGATTGCTTCGGTATATTTCTGTTGGAACACCGCGCGGTTGTCATTCTTCAAGAACAACATGGCCTGCAAAAGGGTGCCGTACAGCATCGCATTTGGAGCGTACTGGGTAAGCCAGTTGGTCTGGTTAGTTGAACTCAAAGGTGCGATTCTTTCGTAGAAAAGAACCTCGAAGTTGTAAGCCTGGTCGGGCGTTGGTGCTACATACCAGTGCTCATAGTCACTGTCTGCGTAATAGACCGGGGTAGCCGTGCTTGCGGCATTTGGCCAGTAGTTCTGCAAATACTCCAGCTTGCGCAAAAGCACGGGTTGAGTTTGACCAGATGCCAAAGTCAACGTCATAGAAACTGTTTTGCGCCAGCGCGCTGGTTTTTGGATGTTTGGGGTGCCTGCCTGCATGGAAGCAGTCACAACTTGCAACTGCCCCAATGTTTTGATCTCCTGGGCAATTTCAAATTCTGCCAAGGTAATGAACGTAGGAATAGCGGCGATAGTCGACGGATCACTGCGCTCCAGATAAGAGAGCACCATAGACGTCAAACTGTTGTACGTCATCACCCATGATGGAGTCGTAGCCATAGTTGCCCTTTATAGATGCCCTATTGTCCCATTACCCGCTGATGACAGCAAGGGCTTGGTTGGTGTGAGTGATCCTCTCTTGCAACCCAATTGTCCCGCCGTTGATCTTCTTTGTAAG